ATCATGGTGCCATCGGAGAACGGTGAGTTGCTGTCCTTCCGCATGATGTCGAAGCGTACACGGATTTCCCCGCCGATAGGCTGACGGGTGTTGTCCACCACAGGGCTGAACTTGTCGGTGTGGAAAACAACCACGGACTTGCTGGCTGCACCGAGGGCAAAGTCACCGAGGATATCGAACACACTCTTGGTGTTGTCAGCGATAGTCTCGCGGTTGTCGAGAAGCTGCCTAAGAACTTCGTTGAAGTGCGGGGTCCAGTCAACGTCGATAGCGCCGATGCGGTTAGCTACTTCCATCGCGTAGTGTGCAAGCACAAAGCCTGTGTGCCAGAAGCGTTCCGTGCCGTTGAACCTCATGCTGTATTGGATCGGGACCGATGTCATAGCAGCGGCGATATCTTCCTTGATCTTATCCGGTCCCATACGCATGAACTCTTCGATCAACATCTTACCGGCGTGACCGTAGTTCTGGTGGATAAATTCGTAGATGCGGCGACCGAAGTCGGACTTGTCCATAAAGAGCGGGTGGTACCCCACCTTCAGTTCCAGCAGGCGGGCCATGAGTGCATCAGTGTGCGTACCAGACGCCATCACGATAGAGCTAATCGACTTGTTAGTCGAAACGGTAACGACGCCGCTGAATGTACGGGTGTCCCGCATCTCTGCGCTCTTGGTCAGGCGGTCCTTATCCCGCCCCTGTGATGTAATATAAAGCTGGTTGACGATGTTCTCCGGGTCCCATGTGGTGAGTTCGTCAATGGTAAACGGGAGACAGTTGTTCAGCGCCATGCGGGAGAACAGTGCGTTCTGCGTAGCCTGAGAAGTGTAGTGCAGCTTGGATGGCTCGCCATAAACCGACTGCATCAGCAACTGGCAAAGCGTCTTACCCGTACCGGTGGGGCCGTAGAGCGACATCGTGAAACCTTTGATGCCGCTAAACTCGTACAAGATATTAGACATAGACACGCCGATAGCAAAGATGTGCGTGTGCAAACCGGCTGCGCTAAGCGAGTAGATAAACTTCTTCCATGCGGCGTGGTCACCAGTGGAGCCGTAGCCGAGGTCGCGCCGTGCAAGGACATCCGATAGGTTAGTCGTCTCGCTGGTGATGGAGCCGTCCTGCTCCTTCTTGATCAGCGTATCGCCAAGCACAAAGTACTTACCGTCTTCCTTCCACCCCATCGTGGAATACAGGTTACTCAGGGAGCGGACCTTCTGGAGGTGCTGGGCATACGCACGAAGAAACACTTGGAAATCCTCCACCTGATGCGGGCCACTGAGTAGGACGCCCTGATCTCCGACCGCTTTACCGAAGTCGGTGTTTTTGTTACCGAGATTAAGAATTGAAAGGCGCACGTTCAATGGTTGCCAGCCCACATTAGGGCGGTCCCACATAAACTTGACGGTCTCGTAGCCAAGCCCTTCGTCTTTGCCGTAGCTGATAGCGACCACATCGAAGTGCGTGATGAGCGTATCCACACCATCAACCGTCTTAGCGATACCACCTGTGGTGCGCTTGAACCCTCTAGGCAACGGCAATGTGGTTGCGAAGTTAAGCGTAGATGACTGCGTGGCAGCAGTCGGTAAGGCAGGGGCCGGGGCTTCCTTATAGACAACGCCAAGCTGGGCGGGGGATGTGATCTTGGTAGCGAAGGGGCAACCATCACACCCAGTGTCACGGAGAGTTTTGAAGCGAGCACAGGTCGAAGGACCTGTCGCCCTACTCACCCACTGACGCATTTTATCGACAGTGGCTGCGCTATCGTAGCCCGGATAACCTTGGGACCAACGAGCGGCAGTACCGCTGGGGTCTTCACAGAACCCGGCAACGCCCATCATGGCGTACCAGAACGGTTCTTCCACCTGATCGGGGTTATCGACACCCCATTTAATTTGTTTGCACTTGCTTGCAATAGCTATCGAATTGGATGGATCGTACTCTCGCTTAGTCCCTGACAGCGCAGCTTGCGTGATCGACAAGGCAGTGGTCTGCGGCTGATAAGTTTGTGGTTGCGTGCTTACATTTACTAAAGAAAAAGAATTTGCAATAGCGGCAGGATCGACTGCCTGTCCTTCGATCAGGACCTTCACTTCCCCATTGTTCTTAGGGTTCCTAGTCCCGATGGGACGTAGGACACGGGCGCTATCAGCGGTCACCGCAGGGTCAACGTGAAACCCGTGGGCAACCGTCAGAGCCTTCAGCCCATCGGCAAGCGGTTGCCACTCGGCACGGGTAAGCTCAGAGGTCAGTACCCAGTAGACATGCAACCCACGACCAGAGCTAACCACCATAGGGCGGGGCATACCACTGGAGACAAGAAACCTTTGGAGGGCCAGCAGCCCCTGCTTCCAGTCGGCATATGGCTTATCGTCACCGCAGTCGATGTCGATGAATAAAGACTTAATCCGATATACGTTTTCGTGGCGACGACGCTTCTGCTCATCGAACGAAGCTAATGCGTAGTAGACATTCTCACCCTGCTTACTTAGTGCGACAGCAATATCAGCCATCTTACTAGTGTCAGTGTACCACCCGTGCTTTACCGCTCCACTACTACCGATGATACAGATAGCGTACTGGCCAGTGGATGGGAGAACCCGCTCCAGAAAAGTTGTTGTATCCATGTGTACCATACCTCTGGGAAAGGGACGGGGGCCGTAGCCCCCGCTAAAACTATGGGTAGAAGGTCATAAGTGAACGGAGCCGATCAGCACGACGCTCAGCGGGCATCGCCATCTCTGGCCCGGTAGGCCATTTATGTTCCCGCATTACGTGGGCAATCTTACGGAGCGTAGCCTCCACCCCTTTGGCCGTAGTGGGGCGCATGGTACCACCCTTCCGCCATTTGTAGTAGGAGATACGGGAGACGCCGAGGATGCTGGCCATGTCCTCAGCCCGCAGCTTTAGCTTGCTGCGGCATTCCTCCATCAACTCCACAAGGAGGTCTCTATTCATCGTCGGAGGCGCTGCCGATAAGACTAAGGATTTCATCAGCCAGCGCGTCGTTCGTCAACACGTTAGCAGCAGTCGGCTCAGCCTTCTGTTCCGCCTTTGGCACCGACACCGGCTTAGAACCAAACCCCTTAGTGGCAGCGACAGGAGCAGGAGCAGGAGCAGGAGTAGGAGCGACCAGCATGGGCTTAGGAGCAGCAGGAGCGGGCAGAGCCAGCTTCGTAGCGCCGGTTGCAATACGAGCATCCTCACTGGCCGCAGCGGTTTCCACAGCGTCGATCTGCCCAGCCTCAAGGTAGCCGTTCATGTTGAACTGGAGCTTGGGATACGAGGCGTTAGCGTCGAACGACAGGCGGGTGCGGACGAACTCAACGGCCAGACCACGGCGAGCAAGCTGCGTCAGGTAAGCGTTAAAGTCCTTAAGCACAGATGCAGTGACGGTGAGCATATAGACAGGACCGTCAACGCTATCAGCAGCCACAACCGCTAGCTTCTTGCTATCGGAGCAAGCCTTGATCTTCTGACCCTGCGGCGTGATCTTGGAACCCCAGACATTCATGGGGCAACCAGCGCAGGTGTCAGCCTGCGGATGCGGAGCGTCAGCTACGGGGCGAACACCATCGACAGACGAACAGTCGGGGCCGGTCATCTCAGCGTTGGCGTCGTACGCCTTAGCGTAGTAGCTCTTAGACATACCGGTGTTGGCACCGACGATCACAACGTCGATGGACGTACCATCCAGAACAGTCTCAGCGTCACCATCCTTGATGCGGAACCGGGACCCCTTGAGAGAGATACGAGGCACCATATCGCCAGACGACAGCCCGGACTTAGCCTGCTCCATGATGGTAGACGGAGCGCGACCCTGCATACGGGCCAAGATGTGGTCGGGAATAGCGTTCAGTTCGTTGCTCATTATATAGTCTCCTGTTTACACGTTCAGTCTAAGTTGTGCGTTCATACCTATGAGCACATCTGGTAACTCACTCAAGTCTTTGCAGTATCGTATATTAGTGTCTTCACCACCGACGCCGCTCCATGTGTTTGGTCCTGCTGCTCCTGTATAGAAAACGAGGAACCCGTTGTCGATTT